ACCAGCCATATCCACGTCTCCTTCAATAAAGGTAAGGCTGACACGGATGGTTCTTTTTTTCAAATACCTATGTTAGGGAGTAAGCAATGAAACATCCTATGTTCCTTATGTCCGGTGCGTTCTTAGCAGCTTGGGCTGCAAGCAACTTTTCACTTGATTACCGCGCCGTGTTATGGGCAATCCTTGCCGGTGTCTTTGGATATGCGACCCCTAAGAAATGACAATTTCTAGCGCACAATACACAATTACCACAACACGATCAATTATCGTGGCCAATGACACGGCAGCTGAGGAAGTTCACCTTCACGCAACTAATGGCAAAATCTATATTGGTGGCGCAGATGTAACTACGGCCAATGGATATGAGATAGACGCTGGAGACCAGGTTGTGCTTCAAAATCACACAAACGCTATTCACGCTATTGCTGCTGCTGGCACACATTCAGTATCTGTCCTGGTTATCCAAAAGTGACACAGACAGATTTCTTTAGCCTCTACATAGCCACGCTTGCAGTTGTCGGCGGCTTATCCGGTTATGTCATCACACACTTACTGGGTGAAATTAAACGCCTTAACTCGCGTGTTGATGAGATTTATAACATACTCTTAGAGCGATAATTTAACTATGGCGAGAAGAAAAGTAATTGACGTTACTGACTACTCAGCCCTGGATCAATACTGTATTGGCCTCAATGAGTATTACAAGTCATTACGCAGAGCAGGATTTAGCTGCGATCATGCGCTTTATATGATTACTGCGCCACAAACTTATCCAGCAACAATCTTGCCTAGTCCTAACTGGTTGCCAGACATGCCAGATTACTATGATGACGAGGATGAGGACTAACCTTGAAAATAGTCGTGATAAGTGATCTACAAGTTCCCTTTCACAACCCGAAAGCAGTTCAAAATGTGGCCACATTTATCCGCAAATTCAAGCCTGATGAAGTTCTTTGTGTTGGTGATGAAATTGACTTTCAGACCATTAGCCGCTGGAGTTCAGGCTTTGATGAACACTCCAAGACAATCGGCAGAGACCGGGACATGTGCGTTGATGTCATGTATGACCTACAGATCACACAGCTCTCACGATCCAATCACGGAGCGCGGCTCTTTAACTCCCTTTCTACTAGACTGCCTGGACTAATAGGCGCACCAGAACTAGAGATAGAGAACTTTTTACGCTTGCCAGAGTTAGGCATTAAGTATCATAAGAAGCCTTACGAGATACCAAGCACAAACTGGATTATGGTGCATGGCGATGAGCAGAGCACAAAGCCACAAGGGGGCATAACAGCCCTAGAAGCCGCTAAAAGGCACGGAAAAAGCGTAGTCTGTGGACATACACACAGGCAAGGAATATCCTCTTATACGCAATCCTCAGGCGGTTTAGAGGTATCCCGATTAACAGGCTTTGAAGTAGGGCATATGATGGATACACGTCAGGCTTACTACACTAAAGGCACTTTTAACTGGCAGGCAGGCTTTGGCGTGTTGTATGTAGATCGTAAGCGTGTTTTGCCTATTGCTGTTCCTATTGAGAAAGATGGCTCTTTCATGTTTGAGGGCAAAGTCTATGGCTGAGAGCTGTTGTGGCGAGGAATGGCTAGGTTTTGAGGATGATTTCGTTATCAAATTGTTATCAAAAAAGACCACAATGAGGTTGAAATAGGCGTATAGATGCTTCACACTTAACTTAATCCACAAGATATGTGGACGAGTTAGGGGCTACAAATGTTTGATATGACGGCATTAAAAAGAAACGATTACTACTGCGGGTTTTGCTGCTTACCGATGGGCGATACTCATTGTTTTGGTTGCGGGCGTTATGACGGCGCAATGACAACAACAGAATACAAGAAGTTCCTAGAGATAACTGGCCAGTCATGAATGTAACTTACTGGGAACTCGCAGGCTTCTTAGCAATGACTCCAGGGCTTATTTATATTTCATATTGGAAAGGCTGGAAGAAAGGCAAGCGCGAGGGTTATCACGCTGGCCGTGCAATTAGCCGTCATCCGGTTCACAATGATCGCTAAAGAAATCTTACAAAGTGCGACAGATGTTATCTGCGACAGAGGTTCAATTTACGGACATCCCAGAATTAACCAAACAAGAATTGCCATGCGGTTGCAGCAGCTACTCGACACGCCAGTTGCAGACTACCAAGCATGTTTGGCACTCGTTGAAGTTAAACTCGCAAGAATCCAGGAAAGTCCTCACTATATCGACAGTTATATTGACGCGTGTGCATATATCGCACTTGCGGGGATGCTTGCAACGGAGGATGAATTAGATGGCATTTAACTTAGATAATTACGAGACAGTAGAAGTTAGGTTAGAGAAGTTTATTAAGGACTGGCCAGACTTCCGAATTGACACAGAACTGGAGAGTTTTGCTAATGATAGATTTATTGTTAAGGCTTACATATACCGGACTTTTGCGGATGGTGTCGCGTTTGCAACGGGATACGCTGAGGAAAAGATTTCTGATCGCGGCGTTAATGCAACTAGCGCGTTGGAGAATTGCGAGACTAGCGCGATTGGTCGCGCACTTGCAAACGCTGGTTACGCAGCTAAAGGTAAGAGACCAAGCCGCGAGGAAATGGGAAAAGTCGCTAGATTAAAAAATGATTTGGCTAGCGAAGCAATAGCAAATGCACCATTATCAATTAACAACACTTGGGATGAGTTTGTTAGTGAGAAGCCAATACAACCTGTTGTAACTATTGGTGAAGCTGCTGAGTTAGTTCAACAATCGTTTGGCGAAGCTGAGCCAATTCCAACATGTTCTCATGGAGAGCGCAGCATTAAGTCAGGCATTACAAATGGTAGGGCGTGGCGTGGTGCAATGTGTGCTGATCCGCGATTACCAAAGGCTCAGCAATGCGAAGCAGTGTGGTATGTCTTATCTAAAACAACAGGCAAGTTTCGATTACCGGAAGGAGTTGAATGATGGGTTACGTAAATGTAACTAGACCAGATGGCACAGTCGAATTCTACGGCGATGTGCCAATGCTAGTCTGCCAAATGTGTAACAATATCCCAGATCAGGATGAAGGCGTTTGGACAGTTAGTCTATCACCGCTGCAATGGCAATGCGAGAAATGCCATACCGTAAATGGCTAATAACAACATAACTCGCAATATCTACTCTGACGAGTGGTATACAGACCAGAAAACAGTTGATTTTGGTCTGGAGTTATTGCAACCCCAAAGGCCAGCTTGGATTATGTGTCCTTTTGATTCATACAAAAGCCTATATGTCCAAACCTTGCTGGCCAAAGGATTTAACGTAATTTACGGGATTACAGACTTCCTAGAAAATGACTTATACGAGTTTGATTACTTAATAACTAACCCACCATTCTCGGTTAAGGATCAAGTAATTGAACAAGTGTATAAATATGGCAAACCTTCGTTATTGATGTTGCCATTAGATTCTTTGGGTGGAGTTAAACGTGCTTCCTTGTATGCCAAATATGGTTATCCTTTTGTAACCATTCCAACACGCAGAGTGGCCTATTACGATGAGAACGCAAGCCTAAGAAAAGGTGCTGCTTTTCACTCTGTATATAGCCTATTCAATGCTGAAAAAACAGGAATACAATGGGAACAGTTTAATGGCTAGTCAGAACCGCAAGCACAGGGGCTACAAGACGCAACGCGTAGTAGCTGACTGGTTGAGGCAATGGTATCCCTATGCTGAATCTACCGGTGCAGGTAGGCAAGGCGAGGATATAACAGGGATACCATTCTCAATAGAAGTAAAGGCACGATCTGATTTCTCACCATTAGCCTGGATTAAACAAGCTGAGAGCAACAAAGGTGGTAAACTTGCTTTTGTAGTTGCTAGATGCAATGGCCAAGCAGAACGAGCCGAAGAGTATTTAGCCTTTATGCGCTTAGGGGATTTAATGAATATCCTCAATGAACGCGCACCCAATAATGAACCTACCAGATGCAAACAATGTGGATCATGGATGATACAAAACGCCATATGCCATACATGCCAACAAGGGGGAATATCACTTGCCTAACTTTGACTACAGCTGCGATACATGCAATGTAATCTATGAAACAACCGACACACCAGAGAGCATTAGATGCACTTGTGGTGGAACAATGACACGCATTTGGACTGCACCCGCAGTTGTATTTAGAGGCACAGGCTGGGGCAAGGATGCTTAAACTGCTGGACTTATTCTGTGGTGCTGGTGGGGCTTCTCATGGCTATGCAATGGCTGGCTTTGACGTAACTGGTATTGACATTAAACATGGCAGACGCTACCCATACAAATACATACGCGATGACGTGCGTAATTACTTAAACTCAGAATACTTACAACAATTTGACATTATTCATGCTTCACCACCGTGTCAGACGCATAGTGCAACAAAGCATTTACGCAATGCACAAGGCAACACAACAAGCAAGATTGACATGATCAAAGAAGTAAGGGCTGCTTTAATTGCAAGCGGTAAGCCCTATATCATCGAGAATGTTCCTGGTGCGCCTTTAATTGACCCCATTGTGCTTTGCGGTTCAGCCTTTGGCCTAAAGGTCAGAAGACACAGGCTATTTGAATCCAAGCTGCCATTAAAAGGCACACAATGTGATCATAAGACACAAGGAAGACCAGTCGGCATATATGGTTCAATGAGGGATGAAATACCTAATGGTGGCCATACAGCTAAGACTATGGATCAGGCTAAAGAAGCAATGGGAATTGACTGGATGTTATGGGGTGAACTCGTAGAAGCAATACCGCCAATTTATACCGAATATCTTGGTAAGCAAAATCGTCTCACATAATGAGATGACACGCCGAAGGAGAACGCTTAAATGTTTAATGGACTTGACAAAGGCTTTACACTTAACTTGCTAAAGTGCGCCAGGCACTTCGCGCAAGCCGCAGCGCGGGTCGCTTGCGCAGTAGTAAGTGTTGTGGGGATACTATTCATTAGCGCGGCTAATGCCGTTGCACCAATACATGATGGTATTCAAATACAACAAACACCTAAACAATATGCAAAAGCGGTTTTACCATTTCATCAATATAAGTGCGCTTTAGAACTATATACAAAAGAATCTAATTGGAGACCAAATGCCAAGAATGGTAGTCATTATGGGATACCACAAGGTAGGTCAATCTACTTAAAGACTGCTGATCCAATAGCCCAGGTTAAATGGGGTATCAGGTATAGCGATGCACGTTACGGTAGTATGTGTCAAGCATTGAAACACTTTAAGATTAAAGGCTGGCACTAATGGGTAGTAAGCATCTAGGCAGTTACAAATGGAAACAACAGCGATTGCTGGTGTTAAGGCGCGATTGCCACATATGCGCATACTGCGGAGAAGCAGCTAACGAGGTGGATCATATACAACCACGTGTGCTTGGTGGAACTGATGACTTAGACAATCTGGTTGCATGCTGTAGACGATGCAATAGCAGCAAGGGTAAGCGTAGCGAGGCCCTTTTTTTAGGTCGGCAGTCTAC